GGGCTCAACGAGACCGAGGCGCTCCTCCAGGCCCGCATGGCCAAGATCCTGACCCCTGCCCTCTACGACCAGAACACACACGAGGTGACCCTGTGGGATCCGAAGAAGCACAAGTGAAGACAGCGGTCGATGAGCTGCTGGAGTTCCATCTGGCCTTCTGCTACCGGGCGTACCAGATCTGCGCCAAGAAGAACCACGACTACGCCGGCGCCGAGGGCATGAGCCCCTGGAGGAACTTCGAGACCTGTGAGCAGCTAGGGCTGGCGCGCACTGAAGCCGGCTTCCTGATCCGCATGGGTGACAAGCTCAACCGCTTGGTGACCTTCGTGCGCGACGGCCGTCTGGCGGTGGACAACGAGGGTGCCATGGACGCCCTGCTGGACATCATCAACTACAGCATCCTGCTGGCTGCCTACATGCAGAAGCGGGAGGTGACCGATGGCGAGTGATGGCCTCGGCGTCAAAGTGACCACCAAGCCCGTGGTCGATTCCCCTACGGAGTCCAAGTTCCCTGCCGTACCAAAACCCCTACTGGAGCGGTTGGACGAGCTGTTTCCCGACGAGTGCCCCAGCTTGGATTCTGGAGAGCGCCAGATCTGGTACGCGGTCGGGCAACGCAGCGTTGTCGCGCTCCTCATTGCTGAGTACGAGCAGCAGACCAGAGAGTCCCAGACCTAGTGTCCTCATCCCAGGGGGTCGCCTTTACGCACGGAGGTGACCCCCACCTTCTTTCCCACAGACCATGTGTATCTCCAGCCCGAAGATGCCGAAGGCGCCGGCTGCCCCCGCTGCCGCACCGCCGGCCCCTCAGCCGACTGCCACGCAGCTTCAGCCCTCTGATGCACTGAAGTCCCGCATGCCTTCCTTCGGTGGCGATAGCTCCTCGATGATGAGCCGCCTCCGCATCCCGCTGAAATACTGATGCACTTCTACGGATCAGCGGCCAGCACCTACGAAAGGTACGCAGCGGAGCGCGAGAGCTTCCTTGACCGCGCTCGTGCGGTGGCTGCGCTGACGATCCCCCACCTGATGGTGGAGCAGGGCTACCGGGGCACCACTGACCTGCCTACGCCCTACCAGGGCATCGGTGCCCAGGCTGTGGCATCCCTGAGCTCGAAGCTCCTGATGGCGCTGTTCCCGCCGAACACGCCGTTCTTCAAGCTCCAGGTCGATCCGTACAAGCTCGACGAGGTGACCGGTGACCCCGCTGTCCGCACCGAGGTCGAGACCACGCTGAACAAGATCGAGCAAGCCGTCATGGCGGAGGTCGAGGCTGAGGGCTACAGGCCGGCGCTGTTCGAGGCCATCAAGCAGCTCGTCATCGCCGGCAACGCCCTGGTCTACCTCCCGCCTGACGGTGGTATGCGGGTCTACAAGCTGGACCGCTACGTCCTCAAGCGTGACCCCAGCGGGCGCATGATGAAGATCCTGCTCAAGGAGCAGATCGCGCCGGCGGTGCTGCCTGAGGAGATCCGGGCGCTGATCCCTGATGCCAAGGGGCCCGAGGACACCGTGGATGTCTACACCTGCATCCACCGCCTCGATGGCAAGAAGTTCGAGGTCTATCAGGAGGTCGCTGGCCAGGTGGTCGAATCGACCATGGGCGAGTACACCGAGGACACGCTGCCCTACCTGGCCCTCCGCATGGACGAGGTGACCGGGGAGAGCTACGCCTACGGCTACGCCACCCAGTACCTCGGTGACCTCAAGTCCCTCGAGGGCCTCTCGCAGGGCCTGGTCGAGGCTGCCGCCATGGCCTCCAAGTGCCTCTGGCTGGTGGACCCTGCGTCCCCCACCAGGGCGCGCACGCTGGCCGACAGTCCCAACGGCGCCATCCGCGAGGGTCGGGAGCAGGACGTATCCATGGTGACCATGGGCAACAAGGCTGCCGACATGCGGATCGCCTTCGAGGCAGCGGGCCAGATCCGCGACCGCCTGGGCATGGCCTTCCTCATGTCCACTGGGCTTCAGCGCAAGGGTGAGCGCGTCACGGCTACCGAGTGGCGCGTGCTCTCCGAGGAGCTCGAGTCGGTGCTCAGTGGGTCCTACGCGGCCCTGAGCGCCAGCATGCAGCTCCCGCTGGTCACCCTGATCATGGATCGCATGACCCGTGAGCGGCGGCTGCCGAAGCTGCCGAAGGACATCGTTCACCCCAGCATCGTGACGGGAGTCGAGGCGCTGGGGCGAGGGGCTGACCTGATGAGGCTGGACCAGTTCATCGCTGGCGCCATGCAGCAGGTGGGCCCCGAAGTACTGGCGCAGTTCATGAACATGGGCGACTACCTCGCTCGCCGCGCCACTGCTCTAGGCCTGGTCACCGATGGGCTGATCAAGTCGCAGGAGCAGATCGAGGCCGAGCGCCAGCAGATGATGCAGGCGCAGATGGTCAACCAACTGGGCCCGGACGCCATGAAGCTCGCGGCCCAAGCATCACAACAACAGGAGCAAGAGTGACATGGGTGAAACCCACAGCGTAACCATGAACAGCGAGCCGCCGACGGGACCCACCGCTCCCGACGCGCAGCCCGTGCAAGCCACGGTCGAGACCAGCGGATCCGTCAGCATCCCGACGGACCAGACGCCTCCCGTGGAACCTCAGGAGCAGCCGGCGCCTGAAGCAAGCCCGCGCCCTGAGTGGCTGGATGAGAAGTTCGAGTCGCCTGAGGATCTCGCCAAGGCCTATGCGGAGCTGCAAGCACGCATGGGCCAGCAGGAGCGAGGTGAGAGTGAGGTTGAAGAGAGCGTCCCTGAAGTTGGCGTCGGTCCTCAGGCGCTCGAGCCCTTTGCCGAGGAGTACTACACCACTGGCGAACTGTCTGAGGCGAGCTTCACCCAGCTCGAGCAGATGGGTCTCAGCCGGGATCTGGTCACGGCGTTCATGGAGGGCCAGAAGGCCGTCCAGTCCGCAGAGGTCAACCAGATCTTCGCGCAGGTGGGAGGCGAGGAGGCCTACGGCGAGGCTCTGGCCTGGGCGGCGCAGAACATGAGCCCCGAGGAGATCGTCGCCTACAACGAGCAGGTGGAGAGCGGAGACCTCACCACGGCCACCGTGGCTGTCCGAGGCCTGATGGCCATGTACTCCCAGGGCTCTGGCAACCCGCGCCCCTCCAACCTGCTGCCCAGCGAGCCGGCAGGCCCTGGTGGCGCTGCGCCCTACGAGTCCGTTGCCCAACTCATGACCGACATGAGGAGCAAGCAATACAAGACCGACCCCGCCTTCCGCGCTCAGGTGCAGGCGAGGCTCAACCGATCCAACGTCATCTAATGCTCAACGCTGTCCGCCGCCTCTGGCCCATCTTCCTCGTCGCCCTCTTTCCCTCCTGCATCTCTGCGAAGCTCGCGGAGACCGAAGGGCGCATTGTCGAGGCCCTCGATAGCCACCGGGTGGCCACCCTCGAGGCCTACGCTGACCACAGCGAAGGCGTCATCACGGCAGAGGAGCTGGACGAGGAGCTCGATGAGATCCGCGAGGAGCGGAACCAGACGGTGGCGGATGCGTGGGATGACCTCGAGGACCATGTGAAGGCCGAGGTCGAGCGCGTGCAGATGACTGCTAAGGCTGCCGCTGGTGGCATCCTCGGCGGTGGCCCGCTTGTGGATCTACTGGCAGCCATCGGCACCTCCATTGCCGGCGGTGCCTACACCACCAACCGCCTCCGCGACGGCAAGCGCCGGATGCGCGGTGAGCCGGTGGGTAGCCAACAGAACGCCTGACATCGATCATCGATGTCTGTCCCGGCCCGCTTCGGCGGACAACCGGCTGCTCCAGGCGATGGAGTAGGTGTCAGGAGTACCGGGGTCCTACGGACCAACAACCACTTCTGATTGACAACTGACACTGGAGAACAGCAATGGCTGAATCCGACATCTCGAGGCTGGGTCAGAACCTGGCCACGGGCGATGACAACGCCCTCTTCCTGAAGACGTTCGCCGGGGAGATCCTGGCCACGTTCCAAGAGTCCAACAAGTTCATGCCCCTGATCACCTCGCGGACGATCAGCACCGGCAAGAGCGCGGTCATGCCCGTCATCGGTACGGCAGCCGCCAAGTGGCACACCGCTGGTGAGTCCGTGATCACGGGCGCCGACGCGGACAGCGCCGCCTACCTGAGCCAGATCAAGGTCGCAGAGCGCGAGATCTTCATCGACGATGTGTTGGTGAGCTCCGTTCTCGTCGGTGATCTCGACCAGATGAAGTCGCACTGGGACTACCGTTCCCCCTACGCCGATGCCATCGCCCGTGCGCTGGCCAAGGAGGCCGATGAGCACATCCTTGCCTCGGTGTACGCGGGTTCGCTGGCCACGGCCAACATCCCCGGTGTGACGGCTAACGGCGCTGGTGTCACCAAGACGGGTGGCGCGACCAGTGCTGACAACCTGATCGAGGCTGCGTTCACGGCTGCTGAGACCTTCGACAGCAACGACGTTCCCCGTGAGGACCGTTACCTCGCCGTGGGTCCGCAGATGTACTACAAGCTCGTCCAAGACAAGGACCTTGTGGACCGTGACTTCTCGACGGCCAACGGCGACTTCGCTGGCGGCTCCGTCATGAAGGTGGCGGGCATGACCATTGTTCAGACGAACAACATGCCGACCACGGACCTCAGTGCCGCTACGGACTCCGGGGCCAAGAACGATCCTTTCGGGACCGCTGGCATTGGCTACAACGCCAACTGGTCGGATGTCACTGCGCTGGCGTTCCACAAGAGCGCCGTGGGCTGCGTGAAGATGGCGGACCTCTCCGTCGCTTCCGAGTACCAGCTCGAGCGCCTCTCGCACCTGCTGCTCGCGAAGTACGCCATGGGGCACAACTACCTCCGCCCCGAGGCCTGCTTCTACATCAAGCAGACTGCCTGACGTTCATGGGGCAGCCGCTGGCTGTCCTGTGTGATGCTTCTGGCCGGGAGTCCATTCGTGGGCTTCCGGCCTCTCCCACCACTAGAGCATGAGCAACTTCACCACCGAGCTCGAGGCCGTCAACACGATGCTGTCGGCTGTCGGCAGCCAACCCGTCAACAGCCTGGACGCTGGGGCTGAAGTCGCCATTGCCAAGAACATCCTGCGAGAGACGCGCCGTGAGGTGCTCTCGCGGGGCTGGTCCTTCAACTACGAGACCGAGGTCAAGCTGACGCCCGTCAACGACGAGATCGTGCTGGCTGAGAACGTGCTGCGGATCGATGGGTCCGCTGGCCACAACAGCAACCTCGATCTAGTCCAGCGGGGCACGCGCCTCTACGACCGCAAGGGCCACACCTACGCCATCACCGCTCCGGTGACCGTGGACATCATCTACAACCTCGAGTGGACCCTGCTCCCCGAGGTGGCTCGCCGCTTCATCATGATCCGCTCTGCGCGGGTCTTTGCTGACCGAGTGGTGGGCTACGGCCCCCAGCACAGCTTCACGCTGGCGGACGAGTTCCAGGCCCTGACGGACCTCAAGGACGCCGAGGGTGACACTGCTGATCACAACTACCTCACCGGGAACAACGATGTGTACCGCGTGGTTCGTCGCGAGAGCGTGAGCCGCAAGATTCGCTTCTGATGGCGCTGATCACCCACAGCACCGACAGCATGGTCGGGGGCGTCAGCCAGCAACCGGCCACCCGGCGCTTCGCCTCCCAGTGCGAGGTGCAAGAGAACGCTCTCGGCACTGTGATCGAGGGGCTCCGCAAGCGCCCCCCGACGGAGCATGTGGGCCTGATGACCCAGGCCACCACTGAGGCCACGGCGTACCACACGATCAACAGAGACGCCGGTGAGCGTTATGTGGTCTCGGTGCAGGACGAGTTCCTGCGGGTCTTCGATCTGAACGACGGCTCGCTCCAGACCGTCTACGACATCAACGGCGATGTGGCC